GTAAATTTTCTGGTTGCTGGTAAGAAAACTATGGTTTGATGTGGCACACAATATAGAGCGTAAAGATCAATTGAACCTGCTTTGTACTTTCTATCTTTTACTGCCTTACCTCTACGCAAATCAAACTGCCAGCCTTTATCGTACTTACGACCAGTGTGCCTAGAAATGTTAGCGCGTTCTTTGGTTTTAGTTTTAACTTGGCATTTGTAAATAACATTATCTATTTCAAAAACAATGTCAGAAGTAGAGCCATGTGGAATAATTGAAACCGTATCAGATTCTAAGGACAGTAAAGCTGCGGTCATGTATTCGCCTGATTTGCCAATCCTTTCGCTGGTACGAGCCATGGTTTAAATTACATTATTAATTATTCTGATAATAAACCTTCTACTACTGGAACAGCTGGTTGTACTGCTAACATTCCAGGTGTTAAACCCTCTGGTAATGTTTGCATGGATTTTGGTAAAAACTCTTTGAATCTGTTTATAAGCTCTTTGGCTTTTGATTTGTTTGATAGTGTTGCATCCTTAACTAATTTTTTGTTAAATGGAATTGATAAGAATTTGTTTACTGAATATAAAAGTCCTAGTCCTGCAATTCCAGTTCCAGCACCAGTAGCACCAACAATTACTCCTGGGCCAATGTTAGATGCGGCTCTTAAAGCACCAGATCTCATTATAAATGTATTTACATCTGGCAAAACTTCTGGAAATTGTTTTAAAGCTCCTAAGAAATTAGACAAGTCTTTAATGTCTGTATGTTTATATGTTTTTAACAGTTCCTCTGTTGCTTCATACTTTAAACTTTGTGGATTTGATAGTCCAAGTTCATCAAATAATTTATTAAAATCTCCGCCATCTAATTTAATATATTTTTTAAATAAATCATCTAAATAACTACCAGCTAATTTATTTACATTGTCATCTCCAATCAATGTTCTTAATTCTTTGACTGCTTCTGGACTTTTGTTTTGACCAAATGTTTTACTATATAAATCTTCAAGTCTTTGAGATGGCGGTCTGCCAATACCAGGTCGTAATGAGCCTCTACCTAGCGCTTTTTGAAATTCTTTCCCAGTTTTGTTTTCAACTTTTTGCATAAATTGTTTGAACATTTTATCACCAGCAGAATATAACCGACCAGCTTGATCTGATGGATTTCTAAGTTGTTTTTTCATTGTATCAAGCAAGGCATTTGTTGTTCTAAACGCATAATTATTAGGAACATCGGCTTTTGCAGGATCATATTTTTTTGATAAATCAGTAAATTTTGTGTCTAGAGCCTTGACATCATTAAAGGCAATTTTATTACTTTTATTTAATTTTAATTCATCTAATAAATCTACAATTTCTTTAGGTGCATCTGTAAATTTGCTTGGAGAAGTAACCCTGTTTGCTGTATTTGCCAAAGGTGTCATGTCAAAAAATTCACCTTTTGCTTTATTTAAAGAATCTGCTTTTTTATAAATTTTATTATAAGATTTTCTCCATGTATTAAAATTTTCCATTCCAACTTCTTTAATTAAATCTGATCTTTCAGACTCAGTTAATGGTTTTACTTTTGCAGATGGCGATATTCTTCTGTCTAGTGCTTTATTAACTTGTGAAAAAACTTGTTGAAGTTGTTTTCTGCCAGGATTACCAACTATAGGCATTCTGCTAGTTAAATTATAAGAACCTTGCATTAATGGATTTGATGAGGCTTGTCCTAAAGATAATTCAATACCTTCGCCGCCTAATATTTTTGCTTTTTGTACTGCATCATCAGTTATGCCAAGACCTTTTTCAACAAGACCAATGCCTTTGTCAGAGCTTGGTATTGCTGATTTAACTTTATCAGATACTTTTTGTCCACCTTGAATAATTTTTCTTATTGCTGGAGATATTGTTCTACCTACAACGGGTATTGCTGCTGTTAAACCAGCATCTATAGTTCCTGTTATTGCTGCATCTGTTACTCTTTGTTTTGCAGTTGGAGAAGGCATATCAGGAGCTAACAAATCTCCTAAAAAATCAGTAGCTAATGATCCTGTAGCAGATCCAGTAAACGCTCCTGCAACAGCACCAGGTGGCCCACCAACAATCGCACCACCAATAGTTCCGCCAATACCACCTATAACTTCTAGTGTTGGTTCAACCCATTTAGGTAATCTTCCAGGGTAATCATTTACTCCAATTAAACCTAACTTAATACCAGATTCTCTTGTTTTTGCATAATAAGTTTTAGCATCAATTTTTCCTTCTCTAAGCAAACGAGAACCATCAGCTTTTAATTCATTAAAAACTTTTATTGCTTCTTGTTGATTATTAACTGATTCTAATGTTGCCATTATTCGGTATTGTTTAAATATACACCATCGTAATTTCCAGAAGATTTATTGTCTAAATTAGGTTTCATATTTACTTGAAAGTCTCCTAAGCCTTTTTTAGCAGTTTCTAAATCTTGCTGTAACCCGTACAGTTGTCTAAAATCAGATTTCATTAATTCTAATTCGTTTCCTGCGAATTGACCGCTTTGAATTTCTCTTTCCAAATCTTGTAAATATCCTCTAACTCTGGTTTCAATTTTACTGTAACTTTCAAAAGCATCTTTATCAGATGTATTTACTGGCGGTATTAGTTTTGTAATTTGTTCAAGCAAAAATACACTTGGCCTACCTGAATAATTTTGTGTTGTAATTTGTAAAATTCTTTCATCTAGTTCTGTTTTAGCTCTAACGGCAGCACCAGTTTCGGCTGCTGGCTCAATACCAATGGCTCTTCCAACTTCATTTATAACAAGTTCTTGAAAAGCATCCCCACCTGGTAAAATACTACCATGAGCCTCATCTAAATTAGATAAATCATCTGCTGGTGCTTTTCCTGTAATATCATCTATAGATGATCTTGCTAAATTAACATTATTTTTTATTTGGTTTAAAGATTCACTTTCATCTTCAGACCTCAAATCTAAAATATCTTTTGCTGTCATGTTAGCATTTTGAAATAAATTAATTTCTCTTTCGCTAAATCCTGCGTCTTGCAAACCTTTTCTATTTCTAAGTTCTTCTAACCCTGCTGCTTCAGCAGCTAGTTGTTGTTGCTGATAATTAAATGCAGCAGTTGGCCCAAATGTTTTGAAAACATTTCGCGTCTCTGGATTCATAGAAGCAATTAATTCATCTTGCTCTTCTTTTCTTTTAGCATCTTCTACTTGTGATTGTAAAAATTGCTGTCTTTCTAAAGAACGACTAGCAACATCACGACCACCAAGAGCATCACTTAAAGCTGACAACATTAAACCAATACCTTGAGTTCTGGATAATTCTGGTCTTTGTTGTGGTTGTTGTAAATTATTTAATTGTTGCATTTGTTGCATTTGAGCTAACCTTTCTTGGGCTTGAGGTATTTGTAAAGGGCTTTGAACTCCTAATAACCCCATAGTATTAGATTGATTTGGATTTAATGTATCAAATATACTAGCCATTTTAAGCGTTTGGAAAATATTGAGGATTAAGAGTTGTGCCTACTTCTGAAGAACCGCTAAATAAACTACTTATACCGCTAAATGGATTTATACCTTGCATTAAAGCAGTTCCAGCAAGACCAGATACCCCTCCTAATATATTGCCAAGACCAGTTGAAGTTTTATCTGTTCTAGTTTGTCCAATAACAGCTGGAGAAATACCACCAGCAGCTTGTCCTAATAAACCTAATTGATAAGCAGGATAACCAAGTTCTCTTTCAAACTCACCACGTTGTGCTTGCAATCTAGCTTGTTCTAAGGCTTGTTGTTGACCACCAATACCACCTAATAAACCTAAAGCTTTGTATTGCTCGCCTAATTGTCCACCTAATAAACCAGCTTGTTGTTGTCTAGCTCTTAATGCCAGCTCTGGAGAAGATTCAATAAGTCTTTGTCTACGTTGTGCATCAGATTCAGCCATGCCAGCTGCTTGCGCAAAACCAGCTGAACGTAAACCTGCAATCGTTTGTGCAGCTTCTTCAGCAAATGGTCGAGTTGCTTCACTTTCTATTAAAGCTGATCTTGAGCCACCAAAAGCACCACTTCTAATAGCGCGATCTTGCGCTCTTTGTTGTTCTAAATCTTGGCGTCTTTGTATGTCTGCTAAAGCTGGATCAATAACGCCTTGAATATATGGATCTTCATATTGTGAAATACCACCATCAAGAACGGATGCGGCAGCATTACCAGATACAGGAGAAAATGTAGGGGAGCGTGCTGCCGCAAGTTTTGCTAATTCTTGTCTTGGGTCAAGGCCCATAGTTTCACCAAACAAACCTCTAGTAGCTTGCATAGCTTGTAATTGGTCTGGACTAAAGCCAGCAACCATTTCACCAGTGTACGGAGTAAATGGTAAGTCAGCCGCAGCTAAACCTCTGGTTGACATATCTTTATATATGTCTTGTAAATAACCAGGTACGTTAGCTTGTTGTGTTGTTGTGGTTTTGCCTTTACTCATAATTCTTTTCTAATTAAATATTCTTGTTCAAACCCTAGATGTTTTATTTTACGAATCCAACCTTTTCTGCCACCACCATACAATCTTTTGATTCCAGCGTTTTTAGCAAAAATTTCTATAGATTCTAATATTTCCTCTATTTCTTTATAATTACCACCACAAAACAATAAGTTCATGGCTTTATTTTGTGGAAAAATAATGATTTCAGTTACAAAAGCTGATTCTTTACCTGGCCACAAATGGAATAATCCATGTCTTATTTTATCTTCTATATCGTCAATTGTATAGGAATCTTGATGTTTAACTGCTTTCTCTATAAATGGCTTGCATCTTTCCCATTCATATTCCCATTCTGCTTTGTTAATCACCTTTTGCATATTCAGTTAAACTAGCTACTACCATTATTCTATTGGCATTATTGACAGTAACTTTTAATATTTCTCCAGCTTGTAAAACTAAATCTCTACTTAATAATTCTGAAGTAGCATTACCTGCTATTGTAAAATCATCATAAAGATTAAATACCGCAGCAGCTGAGTTAGTTAAAGTAAGATTTAAAGTAGCCGCAGAAGCATTATTATTATTAACTAAAATAGATTCAATAACAGCAAAATCAAAATCTGTACCTGCTGGTGCAGTATATAAAGTTGTTGCATTAGTCGTAGTTAAACTAATTTTAGCGTTAGTAACTCTTTGTATATATTGCGTTTTACTAGCAGGATCTATCATCTTCGACCTCTAGCTTTAACGTCTAATCTAATATTACCGACTTGGAAATCTTGAGTTAATGAACCTTCAACTTTCATTTGTACTTGTCGTGCTGAAAATCTAGCATCTATATAACCATCACTTTCAAAAGTAAAACTACCAAAATCTGTAGTTGCTCCTAATGGGGTAAATTTACCGCTAAAGTTTAAAGTTACGCCAGGTAGAGTAGTTGTTTCTTCATCAGGTAAAATTTGATTGACTTGAGCTACACGATCACCATTGCTTATTTCTAATGGGCCTGTTGTGCAAAAAGGTTTCCTAGAGCCTATGCCTGGTGAATTAAATAATGCTCTTTTGTCGTGTTCGTAAACATAACCATCAACATCACACGCAATTGGATTATTAAATACACCTTGGTCTATCCAAGAACTTCTATTTAATGAACCAATTGACCATGAATTATCTAAGTAATTCCAAATAATATATTTATTAGGTGAGAACTGATCTACGTCACCAACAGGGAAAAACCACCAAATTTCATTGTAATCTATGTTATGTGCGCCAAAGGTACTTTGCTGAGTGTTTTGTTGTAAATTGTCAAAAATATAATCATGCACATCAGATTTTAATTCTTTAACAATACCATCGTATGTAAAGAAAGAATTTTCACTAATCCATGACAAAAAGTCACCAGATGAAACAATTGACCTAGAACTAATTGCTTTACAATTTGTTCCAGCATCTTGAATACCATATACAAATGGATTGCCAACATAAACTAATTTATTAATTCCAACATCAGTAAATATAATAATATCGCCTTTATATTTAACAGCGTAATTAGCTTTACCACCTGTAGGTATTTGCAAATCACCAGCAGAGTTAATTGCTGAAGCTGTCCAATTGGTATTGTTTTCTCGTTCTGACCAAGCTATTTTTCTTGGATCACCGCCAGCACCAATAGCAATTAAATGTCTTTCATTACTAACAATAACTGCTTGACAGCCAGTTGGTGCATTAGTAATCGCAGTAGCTATAGTATCTGGACTACCAGATCCAGCATCAGGTCGCCATTGATAAATCTTGCCATCCCCAGCAAAACAAAATACTAAGTGTTCACCCCAATTATCAAAAGAAAAAGATTTGGTATCAAAATTTAATGCGGAGGTGCTTCTTTCATCACCATAATCTTCAACACCATAATGGTAAGCACCATAACCTGTAGAAGTTATAACATCGTCACCTGCAAATGCAGTTGGTGTAATGTCATACCAAACATTATTATAAAAAACATTAACACCGCTTCTTGTCCCAATTGCTAAAACCTCTTCACCATTATTAGTTTTATAAGAATACATACCAATTGGTGTTGATGGTTGAATAACCCTAGATGATGATGAGGTTGCAGCTGATGTTCCAGAGCCAGTAGTAGCCACAGTAAATGTCGTAGTCGATGGCACACTAGCAATCGTAAATGTTTCGTTTATTTCAGTAGCAGTTATACCGCCTGTTGCAGCAAAACCTTCTAACACAATAGTATTGCCAACAGCTAAACCATGTGCAACTGTAGTCGTAATTGTAATATTAGCGCTTGATGATGCAGTAGTTACTGTACCAACAAAAAAAGTACCGATAGGTTTTTCACGAAAGTATGTCCAACCACCTAAAGGTTTTA